ATCATGTGTTTCGGCGGCGGCCCATCAGCACCAGAAGTTAAATACGTCGGTCCTAGCGACGATGACATTCAGCGAAGCGAGCAACAGCTGCAAACGTATCAGCAGCAAATGGCTCAGCAGCAGCAGCAGTTTGAGTCACAGCTGCAAGCGCAGATTGCAGATGCTCAAGCGGAAACTGAATCCCTTAGGTCTGAATTTGCAGCAGAAACGGCAGCGGCAGCAGGCGCTAGTGCAGCAGATACGTCTGCTTACACAACAACAGCGCAACAAACAGAAGTCCCTGTAAGTGCTCAGACGACATCTTCATCTAAAAAGAAAAAAGAGAATAAATCGTCTTTACGAATCAGCTCTGCCGCCACGCCTCAAGCGGCTGGGTCTGGCCTCAATATCGGAGTTTGATCATGTGCAGTGGTGGCAAAAGACGGCGTGAAAAAGTACGCGCTGAAAACCAGCAAAAGCGGCTGAACAAAGAAGCCGAAAGGAAGCAGGAACAATTGAATCGTTTGGCAGAGGAGCGAACGCTTGTGGCTCAACAGCAGCAAGCGCGGTCAGTTGCCTTGCAGCGACAAATGGCTGATCAGGAAATTGCTCAAACCAAGCAGGTGGCAGGATTGCAAGCCGACCAGGCCAAGAGGATCGGCGGTATTAAGGCTCAGGGGGCCGCTGCTAGCAGTGCATTACGTGCATTGGCTCAGCCACAACCAACAGCCCCAACAGCACAGATAACAAAACGCATTGGCCAATCAGGCGCACCAAAGGCAACAAAATCGTCATTGCGAATTGGGCAAACTTCTAGGGGCGCCGGGTCCGGTTCAAACTTCAGTATCTAGCCATGAAGACAGCACAAAGCATTTATGACGGCCTGCAGTCCGAAAGGAATTATTGGCTTGATCGAGCACGCCGATCGGCAAGTCTGACGATTCCGTATTTGATACCAAGATCAAATACTCCAATGCAAGAGAATTTCGATTCATTTGTGTTGCCTTGGAACGGGATTGGTCAGCGCGGAACAAATAACTTGTCTGCGCGATTGTTGATGGCGATCTTGCCACCAACAGAGGCTTTCTTTCGTTTCACTCTTGACCCTGTTGAGATGGAAAAGCAAGAGGCTCAGATGCTTCAGCAGGGGGCTACTCCTGATGAAGTGGCTTCTGCTAAGTCTGAGATCGAGCTTGCACTGAATAAGCTTGAGCTATCGCTGTTACGCAGTATTGAAACGAGCAATGATCGTGTCGTAGTGCATGAAGCACTGATGCACCTAATTGTTGCTGGCAACATTCTCGTTTATATCGGAGATGATGGTCTTGTCGCTTATCCATTAAATCGATATGTGCTCTTAAGGGATCCAACAGGGGAGCCTTTGACCGCAGTTGTATGCGAAACGATGGCAATCGAACAGCTGCCTGCAAGTATTCGTGATGCGCTGAAAAAGAATGATGACGAATATGGCGCAATGCTGGAGACAGCAGATCCCGGTGGGATGGGGCAGCCAGAAAAAACAGTTGATATTTACACCTGCGTGAAATGGACGGAAAACACGGTCGAATGGTGGCAGGAGATTAACAAGAAAGAAGTTGAGGGGACTAGGGGGACATCGAAGAAAAGTACGTCGCCCTGGCTGCCTCTCAGAATGTCTTCTTACCAGGCCAGCAGTTATGGCCCTGGGTATATCGAAAGTGCTTGCATTGCAGATCTCCAAACAGCTGAGGCGCTATCTCAGGCGGTGTCTGAATGTGCGTTGGTTAGTGCTCAAGTCAAGCATTTAGTTCGGCCTAGCGGTGTCACAAATGCCAAACAATTAGCGGATAGTCCTAATGGCGCTTACCTGCCAGGCAACCCGGATGATGTGTTTACAGTGCGCACTGACAAGGGGTCAGACATCAACGTTGCATTCACTGCGCTGCAGCGGATTGAGCAACGTCTAGCAGCGAGCTTCATGCTTTCTGAGATGCGTGACGCAGAGAGGGTGACTGCTGAAGAGGTAAGGATTTCTACATTGCAGACGGAAACTGCACTCGGGAATGTCTACGCCATTCTGACCAGTGAGTTTCAAGCCCCTTATATCCGAAGGCGGCTGGCTCTTTATATGAAGGAAGGCGGGATGCAGCAGCTTCCTGAAGGTCTTGTGCAGCCAATGGTTAGCGTCGGATTGTCTGGTGTTGGCCGTGGCAACGATTTAGAAAAGACCGCTAGGTTTATGCAAATCTTGCAGCAATCTATTGGACCTGAAGGCATGGCAAAATATATCAACAACACAGAACTGATTAAGCGTTTAAGCAGCTCAATGGGCATTAGTCCATTGGGCCTTGTGAAGTCTGAGCAGCAGATTGCGCAAGAGATGCAACAGGCACAGCAAGAAGCAATGCAGCAAGAGTTTGTCTCTGCTGGTGCGGCTAACCCTGACAAGCTTGCGCAAGCTGCTCAAACAGCGCAAGAAATGAACACACCACAACAAGAAAATGGCTGACCTAATTCCAGGGCCAACGATTCCAGTTGGTTACGACCCACAGTTTGAAAATGCGGAGGGCTTAATTGGTCCAGGGCAGGAGGAGCTTGCACAGCAGCTCTTGAATGAACAGGAGCCTCAGCCTGAGCCTCAGTCTGATTCAGGACTAATCGGCGGCAAGTTCAACACACAGGATGACTTGCTGAAGGCATATCAAGAGCTTGAAAGGAAGCAGAGTCAGCCCCAGGTGGATGGCCCTGCGTCTGCTCAGCCTCAGAAATACACAGCTGAGCAAGCAGCAGAAATTTATGGCGATGAGATCGTCAATTCAGTGAATGAGGCTGGATTAAATATGGCTGAACTGATGTGGACCGCTGACCAAGGCGGAGACATCAGCCAGCATTACGACGCGCTAGCTCAAGCGATTGGCGTGCCAAAGCAGGTGGTGGAAAACTACGTGTCCAAAAGCCAAGTAGATGCAGCGCCTAGTGGTGAACTGAGTGCTGCTGACGAGGCTTCAATCATGAATGAAGTCGGTGGCGCAGAAGCTTTTGAGCAATTAAGTGGCTGGGCCAAAAGCAACTTGGAAGCAAACGAGCTGTCTGATTACAACGCCGTTGTTGATAGCGGAAACAAGGACGCTATTCGCTGGGCTCTAAAAGCAATGCAAGCCAAGTCATCTGGTGGCCAGCCTTCTGAGCCGCGCTTAATTCGCGGCCAGGCACCAGCCACTGAGCCTCGCAAGTTCAACTCTCAATCAGAGGTGTTGGAAGCGATGAACAAGCGCGACAGCCGTGGACGGAAGCTTTACGAAACAGATACTGAATATCAACGCAAGTTTGCTGAGCTGCTTAGCAATAGCGACGTTTTCAGTTAAGTTGTCGGCAGGGATACTCTGCACCACTGCAACTGATCGGCCCCTGCGGGGATAACCGAAAGGATTGAGAGGCCGCGAATCCTACGCAAACTTCAATTCTTTTCAATCATGGCTGACGCTGATCTCAAAAGAGTAGGTCAAATTAAAGGCACCGGTGGTTCATGGACCGCTGGTGCTACTGCTCAAGATGGTTATCGTGCTCTGTTCCTTAAGCTTGGAAGCGCAGAAGTGCTTTCGGCATTCGAGGAGTATTGCGTCTTCAAAGGTAAAACTAAGGAGCGTAATATCAGGGGAGGCAAAAGTATGGCCTTTCCGATCACGGGCAAGCAAAGTGCGGCCTATCATCAGCCGGGCACTGAGATTACAGGAGGAACTAATGATCCCTCCGATCTCAATGAGCGCATCTTGACGTTAGATAGCCTCATGATTGCCGACGCAGCAATCGCTGAGGTTGATGAACTTATGGCCTACTGGCCGGCACGCCAAGAAATCACCCGCGAATTGGGCCGGGCTCTTGCCTACGAGTACGACAAGCGCGTAGCTCGCATCATCTATGCAGCTGCTAACAACAGCACTGAGCCCCTTGCTAAGTCCATTAACACTGGCCGCGTAGGTGCAACAGTGACTCTTGGCGCTGACTACACCGGCGCTGCCGCAACTCGTCAAGAGAAGGGTGACGCTCTTGTGAACGCCATTTTCGATGCACGCATCGCGATGGAACAGAAGGACGTTCCTACCGACAACCTTTATGCAGTTTTCGGTCCTGATGACTATTACGCCATCACAATGTCGTCTCGCGCTATTAACACCGACTTCAATTCAGGCGGTGGCAATGGCACAATTGCAGACGGCAAAACCCTGATGGTGGCTGGGATTCCTCTTTATTCCAGTAATCACGTTGTCCAGCCTGCCTACGCGCTGGTCGCTGGAGATTGCAACGCAGAGTATGCACAAGACCTGAGTTCAAACAAAGGCCTTGTATTCCATAAGGACTGCGCTGGCGTCTTGACCATGTTGAGCCCAGCTCTTCAGGTCACGTCAGGTGACTGGAACGTTTCTCACCAATCCACTTTGATGGTCGCCCGTCAAAACATTGGTATGGGCGTTCTGCGTGCCGAGTGTGCTGTCTCTATCGGCGTCTAGTCCTAGGGTTAGATTGCGTGAAGAGTAGGGGGGTGGCTAGGTCTTCGGACCTGGCCCCTTTTTTTATGGGCTTTAACATGTAGTCATTACTTGTGCATGTGACATGGGAACGGCGCAGCAGGCGATGACTCCAGGGAGAACAACCCTGCTGGATGCCGTCAACACTCTTTTGGTAAACATTGGCGAGCAGCCTGTTTCGTCATTGGAGAATGAGCAGATTCAGGACTCAAGAATTGCTCAGCAAACGTTGCTTGAATTTCACAAAGACGGGCAAACCCGTGGATGGTCTTGGAACAGGGAAGAGGCGTATCCATTTAGCAAGGACTCTCTGACCGGAGAAGTAGAAGTCCCTTCCTCAGTGATGTCCTGGTCAGTAGACCCCTACCAGTTAAACGGTCGTTTTATCTTGCGTGGTACTCGCGTTTACGACAAGCAAATCCGATCTTTCAGCATTCCTGATGATGTGGTGCCGATTAAAGCTGACGTGATTTGGCTGCTGTCTTGGGACCAGTCACCTGAAGCCTACAACCGTTGGACAACAATTCGGTCAGCGAGGGTGTTTGCCACTCGAATGCTTGGCTCCGATTCTTTAACTCAATACACAGCTGTTGATGAACAAGCTGCGCTGACGGAGTTGATGAGGGTTGAATACAACCAGTCTCAGCCCAACTCACTGACAGGTGGGCCTGGAATGGTTCCTATCCCTACTTACAGCCCTGAGCTTGGCTTGCTGCGTGGCGTCCATGGGGGTGTGAGCATTGGCTAATCTCGTTTCTTATGCAATCCCCAATCTGATCCAGGGGATCTCTCAACAACCTGATGCTCAGCGTGACCCAAGTCAAGGTGAGATTCAAGTCAATGGTGTCTCTTCGATTGCGGAAGGCCTTAGGAAGCGAGACAACACAACTGTTCTAGCGAAGGTGAGCACTTCCCCTTTCGGGGACGCCTTTATTCATTCGATCTTGAGAGATCAGAGTGAAGAGTATCTAGCTGTGATTACTAATTCAGTGATCAGGGTGTTTGATCTGCAGGGCGAAGAGTATGACGTTCTGCCAGACACGAATGCTTATAACTATCTAGCAAGCGTCACTGACGCTCGACAGCAGGTCAGGGCTGTAACCATTGCGGATTACACATTTGTGATCAACACAAATGAAGTCGTAGCAATGGATTCAGCTGTTGCCCCAAAAGTATCTAGGCCACCCCACGAATGCTTGATTTGGGTTAAGCAAGCTGCTTACGGCAATGAGTACACCGTCAACGTCAATGGATTTGAAACCACAGTTCAGACAGCAGTAGCGCCGGTAGTCAGTGACGGCACGACTGTTACTGAGAATCGGATCAGTTCAGAAGAAATCGCTGCGCAGATCATCGCTGGTCTTGGCACGGCTGGGCTTACCGGTTACACCATTGAGCAGTCTGGATCGGTGATCTGGATTTGGGGGACCAGCGCAATCACGGTAAAGGCGACAGACGCTAAGGCCAATTCAACGATCACTGCAATTCTGTCTTCAGTTCAATCTTTTATAGAGCTTCCAACAATTGCGCCACAGGGCTATCAGATTGAAATTGAAGGAGACCCAGGAAACAACTTTGATGGATATTACGTGGAGTTTGAGCCGCGTGATGGTGTGTTTGGCGAGGGGTCATGGCTTGAGACCGTGAGCCCTGGAGTCGAATATAAGATCAATGCCTTGACGATGCCTCACGCTCTGATCAGGACAGGGGCATCTCCAAAGCCTCAGTTTTGGTTTGGGGCAATAGATGGTCAGACAGTCGCAAACATCCCCGACCCTGTGCCTACTTGGGGGGAACGGACTTGCGGTGATTACGACACAGCAAAAGATCCTAGTTTTGTTGGCAATGCCATTGCAGATGTCTTTATCTATAAAAATCGACTCGGGTTCCTTGCCGATGAGAATGTCATTCTTAGCCGTACTCGCGAGTTCTTTGCTTTTTTCCCAGAGACGGTTACGACTGTTTTAGATACTGACCCGATTGATGTTGTCGCTAGCAATAACAGAGTATCAATCCTTAAATATGCAGTCCCTTACCAAGACGAGCTGATCTTATTTAGTGCTCAGTATCAGTTTCGTTTCAATGCTGCTGAGACAGTCTTGACACCAAGAACAGCGCAGCTGACAGTCTTGACTCAGTTTGAAGTCGATACCACCGTCAGGCCACAGCAGGCAGGTAGTGGAATTATCTTTGCTCAGCAAAACGGCGATTGGACACAGCTCAGAGAGTTCAGCGTGCGCGGGGCGGGAACTGCCTTGACGGCAGATGCCGCAGACCTGACTGGTTATGTGTCGAGCTATGTGCCGTCTGAGATTTTCAAGATGACGGTGAATGATACAGGCAACGGTTTGTATGCAATTAGTGGTCGCCAGCAGTCTGGAATCAATTATCAAAATCGTATTTACACCTATAAGTATTTTTACCGAAACAGCGGCAGCGGTGCCGAGCGAGTGCAGTCAAGTTGGAGTCACTTTGAGTTAAATGGCGTTGATCAAATCCTCCAAGTCCTTTGCGTAGAAGAAGTCCTTTATTTGTTGACTCAATACGGCAATGACGTTTATTTGGAGAAAATGCCGGTGTCAGACCGTCAACCAGAAACGGTGACGATTGCACCGTTCAAGCTTTTGCTTGATCGACGGGTGACTAGCACTTCTGAGACGCCACCTTTGCTGCGCATGGCGGCAGGCGTTTATGACTTACAAAGCAATCGAACTACATTCACGTTGCCTTACTCGGCGGCAAGCAATACACAGGTTTGGACAATGTGGGACGCCGCTGATCCAGCTGCTTTGGCCCCTGTCTTTTTGGGAGAGACCGCATCTGGCACAACCGTGACTTGCAAGGGTGACTACTCCAATGTTGATGTAGCCGCAGGCGAACCTTTTGAATTTAGGTATCGATTCACCAAGTTCAAGTTGGTCAAGGAAATTGGTGGTGGAAAAACAGCGGCGAATGCGACTCGCACACAAGTAAGGAATGCCAAGCTTAGATACCACGAAACTGGGTATTTCCAAGTCAAGACCTTGCCTGAGCATCGAGAGCCAGGCCTTTACACGTATGACGGGACAGTGAGTGGTGTCATGAACGCTGCAATTGGACGTCCATCGACTGCTGATTTGTCAGATAACTATGAGCGTTATGCCGAAGGGATCTTTTCAATTCCTATTTATGGCAAGGGTGATCAGGTTTATGTAGAGCTAATTTCTGATAGACCGCTACCTTGCAAGTTCTCCACTTGTGAATGGGTGGCGCTATTAACTACAAGAGCGCAGGCTTTGCAATGAAGTGGGCTTTCCCAACGGAACAACGCATCCTTGAGGTTGGAACCAACCTTAGAAAGGCCGATCGTGATGAGGTTTGGCTTAGCCACCGCCAAAAGGGGCTTGATGCCGTTATTGAGAGCTGGAAGCACAGCAGTCTCTGCCGTTGCATCGTGACGGACGAGGGCGAGCCGGTGGGAGTAACTGGTCTTGTGAGAAACCGGATTTGGTTGCTGGGAACCGATAATTTGGTGGCAACACGCGAAAGACGTTTGCAACTGTGCAAAGAAGGGCGAGGATGGGTAGAGCACTGTTTGCAGGTAGCTGGTATGGCAATTGGAAATGATGTCTATGCCAAGAACAGGGCCAGCATCCGTTGGCTTAAGCATCTGGGATTTAGCGTCGCGTCCCCAAGGCCTTTAGGGGAAAGTGCTGCGTTGTTCTGTGAGTTCTGGAGGTCTGAATAATGATTGTCATTTCGCCTCTTGTCGCTGGTCTGGCTACTGGTGGATTGCAAGCCGGGATGGGAATCTTTGGGGCTTTTAACCAGCAGCAAGCAGCAAGGCAGCAGTACCTGAATGACGTCACCTTTCAGAATGCCAACAATCGTTTTTCGATGTGGCAGGCAGGTTTTAGTTCGCGAGTTCAGGACGCGAACAAGCAACATCAGTTCTGGCAGGAGACTGTCAATTACAACCAGCAACTGGCATACGCGAATTCACAGCGCAATGTTGAACTGTTGAGGGCGGCGGACCAAGCCAAGGTCGTTGCAGAAACCAGGGCATCTGCTGGTGCTTCCTATGTCGGAAGCAGTGATGCAATTGCAGATCAGTTTGCTCAAGCTGAGATGAGTGCTGCTGTAGCTCAACAGCAATACACATGGAGAGCATTGTCTGCCAGGTCATCGGTGAGAGCAATGGAGATGGAAGGCAATTCAGTGGATCGCATCGTCAATAACTATGCGTTTCAGCTTGGTGACGCAGTGACGTTGGCAGCAATTGAATCCGACTGGAGGGAGAACCAGTACACCGACGCGCAAGCTCAGCAGGTGACTCAATACCTGAATCAATGGAACAGTCAATCGTTCTATGAGTCGCAAACGATCTTTGATCCGGTTGCACCGTTTGCACCATTGCCCACGTTGATGACGCCACCGCCGCCGAGTCGAACGGGTGCGCCGCCTAGTAATGCAGCTTTTGCCACGAGCATCGCTAGTGGGTTGATTGGTGGCGTATCGCAAGGCTTCAGCACTTATTCAGGAATGAACAGGCTGAAAACACCTTCTAGTTCACAAGGCCCAGGCACGGGCACCCCGTTCGGTGCTGGTTTCAATTTTGGGCTTCTCGGAGATTATTCCAATGGCTGAACGTTTATTCCAGAGTCAGCTGCGCCCTGTTGCTCAGCCACTTAACACCTTTGTTAATCCGCAACAAGTGCAACGGGCTGGTGTTTCGCAGCAACCATTGCTTGGGCAGGTCAGCAAAATTGCAACATTGCAGCAAGCTGGCACAAGCAGTGTTGGTGGTTTTAACCAGTTTGAGCAAATGGCTCAAGCCCTTGGGGGATTGAATAAAAACTTGGTTTCATTGGTGGACAAAGGTTTTAAGCAGTACGCCAAGGGGAACATTGAAGCTGGCTATTACGAGGCGCTAAAGAATCAGCAGACGCTTGGCGTCATGACATTGCAGCAAAACCAAGAGGCTGGTGCTGCAGAAGCCGCGTCAATGATTGGTCAGCTTGAGAAGACTGACCCAGTTGGGGCGTCTTTACTGCGTGAAGCAAACCCGTGGAAGGCTATTGGCCGCCGACGTGCATTGGCACAGCTTGCTGCTGGCCAAGTGTCTACTGTCCTAAACGGTGCATTAAGCCAAGAGGCGGGAATGCTGGCTGGAATCAAGCCAGGCACGCCTGAGCTGATGAAGATAAAGCAAGAAAAGACTCAGGAAGTCTTGAATCAATTTGGCTTAACAGGAAGTGAGCCTGAGGCTACTTATTACGTGACTCCTGTCATGAATAAGTCCTGGGATAATTTCACTAAAAAACAAAGTGAACTTTATAACGAAGAGTTATATCAAAGCGCAATCGAGTCGACTAATCAAGCAGTGAACTCAACGCTGATGCAGGCGTCAGTAGATGGCATTATTTTGCCGGATGGATCTGTTTTGACGCCAGGCAGCGTTGGCTTTGGCAGTGCAGCAGGTATTGAGTTGACTAGGCAGATTGATGCAGGCCTGGCAATGCTTGGCGGCAAAGACAAGATAGATGCGATGAAGAAGATCAAGGAAAGCTTGGGTGCTGTTTATGCAATGAATATCCCTGGCATCCGTGACGCGATTGGGAATATACGACTTGGCAACAGGAGAGACGATATAAGAACGCGACCCAGATGGCTTGATGCCAATCCATTTGAGCTGATGGATTACACCAACAGTGGGATGAAGATGGTCAAAGAAGGCGATGAGCTGAAGCAGGCAGAGCTTGAGCGCGGACTGAGATCAGCGGCAATTGATCCTGAAATGGGAATTGTTGGGATTACTGATGAGGCGGAATTAAGCGCACGGATCACAGGCTTGCGTGGTCTTTATCCAGGCTTGCGAGATGTAGATAAGGTTCTGAGTGAATTGATTTCTGAGAACAATCAAGTCAATGAAGAACAGTACGCAATTCCGTTTGACCGGAAAGCTGAAATGGTGGAAGCGTTTGACCAGCTTACGCCAAACGATGTAAGCCTTGAGAATTATCCTGAGCTGGTTCGACAGGCCAGAGCGGCTGCTGCGTTAGAGCCACTCAGGGAAGATAGAGAAACAAAGCTCAAAGAGTATCTGGGCAAGATCAATAAGGCGCGTGAAGATTTTGCCACGTTGCCAACAGGCGCAGCGTTGCAATCAAACCTGTCTCGTTCTGTTAAAGAAGATCTGAACGATCCAAGTATTGCAAAGCTCAAGGGCAGAGCGTCAGCATCTTTTATTGATGGCTTAATCCAGCTTCAAGGTGCCGAGGCCACTCCAGATTCACAGCGTTATGTGGAATTTGCCAATGATGTTAGGGGCTTGTATGAGAACGCAATTTGGAGCAAATTCACTGATTACCGGAACAAAACTGGCGGGAAGAATATCCCTTTAGACCAGCAAGCCAGGTTGAGGGAAGAGGCGATTGCAGAAGTCCGCAAATCAGATGCATACAAGGAAGCCAAAGAAAGAGCATTGAAAGCCGCACCACCACCAGCTGGTAGTGATGGCACACCGCAAACATTTGTGCCTGTTGACGTTGAGAAAGAGCCTTCACCCCGCGCATCAGCGAACACCATTCCGCAGAACAGAGCGAGGCAGTACGCCAAAGAACCAGTGATGAATCAATACTGGGTTCGTGATGAGATGAAAAGCCTTAGTGAAGGCAAGTCAGTAAGCACTCAGTTATATGACTTAGCGACAAAAGCAGGCACCAGCACTGATCGCTATTTACTAGAGCAAATCAAGTTCTTTCCTGCTTTAGATCCACAGGGCAGATTTCGCGGTGTCCTTGAAAAAAGAGTCGAACGGGCACGTCAAGCAAATACACCAGCCGCTTCCAACTTCGAGGCAGCTACAGACCCGATGGGCAACCAGTCCTATTCAGGCCGGAGTCCTGGTGCATGGCTGATGAGCATGTTTGAGCGGCCAGCTGCTGCAGGAACATTGCCGCCAAGTCTGCGAGTGCCAAGCCTGAGTACACCCGCTGTTAATGGCAACTGGGTCACACCTTCTGGGTATGAAATTGTTCAATACGTCACGGGTGATGTAACTGCGCCGCATGACGGCGATGCATTGATTGTTGATTCAGCTGGCCACGGCGGTGATCACTATCACAACCACTACGAGTTCGCGACGGTTGCTGGACGCAAGCGTGCTGCTGCTGCATTTCGGTCGGCAGGCTTCCGCGTTACATCTGAAGTGAGGGAAGGCGATCCCAACTCTCACGGTGTTGGCCGTGGGCTGGATGTTGCACCACCCCTGAACCTCCCTCGCACCGTTGAAGCGGAGGCCAGATGGTCTCGTGCTGCCAACGCCATTCTCGGTTTTACCCCCTAGGACACTCATGAACGACTTTGAAGGATTTGAAATCCCTGAGCTGTCCGACCAGGACATGCAGGGAATGGAACCTGTCACCGCAAGGCAGGGCAATAGTCCCCGGCAGGAAATGGCCGGGAAGGTCAAGGATGACTTTGGTAATTACATCAGCGCCGATACGCAGATTGGTGGGGTGAGTGCCAGGGAGTGGTATGGGATGAATCCCGATCAGCGCCGTGCGCAAAAAGCCAAAGGGTTTGAAGAGTCGCTTGGTCCGCTGAAACCGTTAGGCCAATTCGTCAATTCCATTGCATCGCCAGGATTTATTGAAGGCATCATTTCGGAGCCTTTCAATGCAGTCAGCAACCTGACTAATGCAATTGGCGACAAGATTCAAGGAAAGGAAGTAGACCTCAGTGACGCATGGCAGATTCGGCAAGAGGATCTTGCAAAGCTGAACCCTCAGCGGACGACTCTGACTGGACGATCAGAGGAGATTCTTCCGCAGGATGAAGGTGGTAGGGCATGGGGCGGAGTTGTTGCAGGTGAGGTGGCTGGTGTCGTCACTGGCACGGCAGTCTTGAACAAGCTGGGCAAGATCCCAGCCCTGGTGCGTCTAGGCCAAGCAGCCTTAAAAACTCGCACCGCTCAAAAGATTGCGGTCAAGGCTGCCACTGACAGGAGGGTCAGAGGTGCTGTGAACTTTGGCCGATGGGGCGGAGAGGGCTTGGTCGATACAGCATTCAGCACGTTGTATCAGGATCCCCGTGGAAATATCGCCAATCTTGGTGACGCTGTTGGGCTTGAACTGCCTGGCAGATATGACGAGGAAACAGATAACTATCTAGACGCATTTGGCAAATCGTTGGTGACGGATGGTGTCGCTGCACCATTAGCCCTGATCGGGGCTGGTGCTGCTGTCCCAATTACCAGAAGGCTTGCGACCAATGGCGACCTGCCGCGTTTTATGCAGGAAGTGGCTGACATTGAGCTGGCTCCTTATAACGCCAGTGTTGGTCAAGCAGCTGCAGTTCAAGCCCCTGGCCGAATGATGGATGTCCCTGGTGCTCGACCAGAGCCAGGCATTCCATCACCAGTACCTACAGGCAATCGTTCACTGGCACCGGCTGCTGCTGCAGACCTAGTTGATACAGGTGCCCGATCACTTCCACCAGTTGGCCGGACAAGTTTTGATTACGGGCAGTTTGAGGCTGGGCCTGGATCTGTTGCTGGCACTTTCGATTCAGCAATCAGCCGGACAACTTCTGATCAACGCTTAATTCAGCAGGTCGAAGCACAGCGAACTCGCCTTGAAGGGATGGGTCTGCAGGTCCGGCAAGGGACTGGTCAATATGAGCTGAGCTTCCCTGGCAGTGTTGATCCAGAGGTAAAGCTTCAGGTCCGAGCGCAACAAGTTGAGCGCGGCAAGCTTCTCAAGATGGCAGAAGAAGGGCAAGACGTTTCTGAAGAGCTAGCTCAAATCGATCAGTCGATCACAAACTTGATCAGTGGTGGCACTGAAGCAGAAATTCCACCATTGCAGGTTGAGCTTCCTTTCCAAGACGCACCTGACCCACGTCCAGAGATAAGCACTTTTCTTGCAGAACTGGATGAACTGGACGACGCACAGCTCAGGCAGATTTTGCCAAACGTTGATGTCAATGAAAAGCTTGCAGCAAAGCAGGCTGAGCTTGAGGGCGTTGAAGGACAGATCGCGGAAGTTCAGCGACAAATTGCGGAAGTCAATGAACGTGTTCAATTGCCAGATGGCACCAAGAAAAAATTATCGGCAACTGGCGCTAAGCGAAAGCTGAATCCTTTAACCAGACAGCTGGAAGAATTGCAGGCAAATGTTGAGCGTTTGCAGCAGACACCAGCTCAACCATTTCTGGTTGGCGATCAGCTCAACCTGGCGATGGATCAGCAGAAGGTGCTCGAACTCTTCCCCAGTGCAGAGATTGAAATGCCTCCTTTCTTTGACATGGAATGGGACGAGGTAGCTGGCATGTATCGCACATCTAAATCGCCACAGGGGTATGCCTCTGTTGACGCCTACCGCGAAGCATTGCAGAAGTTCCCGCGTGATCTACTGCGCAAGATGAATGCACCACTGGAGGTGAGTGGCGACGGACGCATCGCAGCAATTCTGAAAGCTCGTACAGGCCGGAGGGTTTGGTCGGCCAAGAAAGACGACATCATCGACGCGATGATTGAGTTTGCCCAGAAGCAAGGCAAGTTCCTTGAACCAGTTGGTGAGC